CCGAACTGCCCAAGAATTAATTTCTCATCGGATTATTACAAATACTTTTAAGATTTTGAAGAAGAGGGATGATGACACCTGGGTGCCACTGTTAAACGGACTCTTTATCCGAGACAGTGTCATGCTCGTACCGTACCATCTCATTCCGGCTCTGAAAAACTCAACGTTGATCAGAATCGAGAATGTGAGTGGTGCTCGTTTCACCCTGCCTTTTTCAGTTTGCACGTATAAGCAATTGTTTTCACGACCGACCGCAACACATCCACATGGACTTCCAAAAGATGCTTGTTTGATTCAGTTCCCACGTTATGTGGGTTCTTACTCGGACATTGTTAAGCATTTTCAAACCAATCAAGACCTGAAATGGACCAGAGCAACGATTAATCTGTACACTGTCAGAAATGATGGAAAACGTACGTTAGGAATGATCCTTGGCAACAAGGTGGCTAAGCCTGTCGATCGCCAAGACTTCACCATTGAGGGTGAAGTAGTGGAATTCCGAGATGGTTACGAATATGATCTCCCAACTACAAATGGAGACTGCGGTGCGCCACTCATTTTGCAAGAGCCTACCTGCTTGCGAAAGATTGCTGGAATTCACGTTCTGGCCCTCGTTGACGGGCACCGTTCGTATGCCCAAGCTGTTTCAAACAGCGACCTTGTCAGATGCCTTAAGCAATTTGACTCTGTAATCATAACTGATCTCGACAACATGGCAAACTTCCAATTTTCAGAAGCACAGCTGCCAGTAAATGAATTGTTTGATACCTTGTATTTGATTGAACTTTTGAACATGCCCGCCCCTACTTTTACTTATGTGGGTGAGTGTGATACGAAAGTGTTTGTCCCTGGCAACACGGACATCCGACCATCAGTCATTCATGGACAGGTTTCAGCACCCATCACGCGACCAGCTGTACTCTTCAGTCCCTCTACAAATCTCCTTCATAAAAATCTGCAGAAGTGTGCGATGGAAACACCATACATCCCTAAAGAGGCTATTGATCGAGCAGTTGCCAGCTACAAACCACTGTTGTTCAATGGTACGAAGGCCCACCTCCAAAAAGTTTTGTCTTTCGAAGAGGCGGTAGCTGGAGTGAGTGATCAATCGGAGTTCTTGTCATCTATCAACCGGTCGTCTTCCCCTGGGTTTCCCTGGGTCCTTTACAGACCTGGTGGAACAAAGGGTAAGACGGCGTGGCTGGGAGATGGTGATTACGTGTTTGACGAAGTTGTGCGTAACTCTGTTACAGCACGTATTGATGCTGCTCGTAGAGGTGTTCGTACGCCTTGCATTTGGACTGATACTTTGAAGGACGAACGCCGAGCCTTAAAGAAAGTTGAAGCACAGGAGACTCGTGCTTTTGGCAACGGACCAATGGATTTCACCATCGCATTCCGAATGTATTTCCTTGGATTCCTAGCTCACATCATGGA